TTGAGACTGCCTCATAACCCGGAGGTCGCAGGTTCGAGTCCTGTCTCCGCAACCATAAAAGTACCGTATTTCACTTGAAATACGGTACTTTTCTTAACTTTTCAGGCATTTTTAAATTATGCTCTGCGAAGATAATTCAACTTTAATTCAACTCGCTTCAAAAATTCAAGCCTTCTTCAAAAACACATCCGCTAAAATATCAGCGTTCTTCCGGTCAGCAGCCTCCATTACATGAGCGTAGATATTTGCGGTTGTGCTGACCTGTGCATGGCCTAACCGCTTGGAAATAGATACGCTGTCTACGCCGTTGAAATACAGCATAGATGCCATTGTGTGACGGAAAGCATGAGGATTGATATGTGGCAAGTCATGACGCTTACTGAATTTGTTCATCCAGTCCGTCACACTGTCCGGGTGCATGGGACCGCCGTTATCCTGAGCAAACAGATAGTTCTGATTTTGATAGTATTCTCCGAGCCGCAGTCGCTCTGTATTTTGCCATACCTGATATTTTCGGAGAAGCTGCATCGTTTCACCCGGTAGCGTAATCCAGCGGTCAGAGGTTGCTGTTTTGGGGGTGTCCTCATAAATGCCTACATCCGGAGAATATAAAATGTTATTGCAGATGTGGATTCGGTTTCCAGCAAAGTCAACCGCAGACCATTTCAAGCCCAGAATTTCCCCGCGCCGTGCGCCAGTGATGAGAAAGACATGCGTGAGTACCTTCCACTTCATTGGCTCTTCTTCCAAAGCATCACGGATGGCGGCTACCTGTTCGGGCTGGAAGTAGTTAACTTCCTTCTTGTTGATCTTCGGTAACGTAGCTTTCGCCGCCACGTTGAAAGGAACAACCCCCTCCTTCTCGGCTTGGTCCAACACAGTCGAAATCAAGCGGTGATGCTCAAGAATGGTCTTTGCAGATAATCCCTCTCTGGTGCGCTTGTTCTGACCAGGCAATGCAAGAGCAGTATACAAACTGTTTAAGTGGTCTGCGCGAATGTCCTTTAGCTTGATATGCCCGATTGCGGGATAAATACGCACAGCCAACTCCTTATAGCGAACAATGGTTGAGTGTTTTATGCCGCGCTGCTCTTTCAGGTCAATCACATAATTGCAGTATTCCTCAAACTTCAAACGGCTGTCGGAGGTTACACCCTCCCGGCAATCCTTTTCAAAGGTCGCGGCGAAAGCCTCGGCCTTTTTTCTTGCGCTTTTTTCCGTCCATGTGGGCGAAACTTCAAAGGTCGCCGTCCACGGCTTGAGCTGCTTTCCGTCGGCACCACGGCCACGGTGAATGCGGATAGAGTAGGAGATCAGCTTGCCGGACTTGTCCCGGCGTTCTTGAATGTTAGCCATTGTCACCCTCCTTTGACGCATTGAATTCAGCTTCAACTTTTCTTTTAAGTTCCTGAACGATAAAGCCAAACCGCGTAGAAAGATTATATTCACATAAATCAGCTTTTTCCGTTCCAGCGCTAATTGCATTCAGCAGTTCCGAATTTGGCGTATAGGCCTCACCACTCGTGCTAACGGCTGCTATCTGTTTCTCTCTGCACTTTCGCAACAGTTTAGCATGGCGCAGAGCGTTACTGTACTCCCATATATGATATAGCACATCCTCCAAATTGTCACTTTCAAGCAAGAAGTTCAGAGAATCTACATTGTCTGAATACTGACTTTTATATAGCAATAATCTGGAAACTGCTTTTTCGGACAGACCTGTCATGTCACAGATATCTGAATTATCTTTTTTCTCTTTGGAGTAATCCCCAAGCAGATATGCAACATCGCAATCAAATATGGAGGCAAGCGCAATCATTCGTTCTAAAGGCGGTAAGGTAACGCCTCTTTCCCAACTTGATATAGTTGACTGCCCCAACGCTTTGTCTTTTGTAGGGGCAATATAAAAGAGACGATTTGCTAAATCGTCTTGAGAAAGATGCTTCTGCTTTCGCAATGTCTTAATTCGTTTGCCGATTTCTTCCTTTCGCTTCTCATACTTAAAAATATCATTCAAAATGATGAACCTCCTATATAGAAAAGCATTTATAACGCTATTATAACATAGAACGTTTGTTTGGTCAATGATAAACTACGATTAGAAAATTTAAATGACGAAAGGAGGCTATCACTTATGTTCCGAACAGTTCGGCAAGTTGCACGTTATCTTGAAATCCCCGAAAGCCTTGTACGTCGCCTTGTGGCGCAGGGTGTTTGCCCGGGCGTCTATTCCGGAAATCGTTTTCTCGTGAACGTCGAGGCGCTGCGTGAATATCTCGAGGCTGAGAGTCGACAGGTCAAGGAGGTGCAAGCGTGAGACAATATTTGGTGTCCGATCTGCTCCATGAGGGCGCAGAGAATGGCACGACGCTTACGGAACTGGTGCAGCTCACTGGTGAAGATGAGAGATCGATTCGCCGCCGGATTCAAATGGAGCGAAAGTCTGGCAAATTGATCTTGTCAGATAATCAGTCCGGTTATTTTCTCCCTGCCTCGGAATACGAAGTGCGCCGGTTTATTCGCTCGATGTCGAGCCGTGCCCATGAAATTATGACTGTGACTTGCGTTGCTGAGGACGTGCTTGCGAGAATGTCAGGACAAGAGCGGATGGGTGGTTGGTAATGACTGATGTGAAGCACGAAGCCCCGGGGTTTATGACCTACCGCGAAGCGGCAATCATGTTTTCACTGATGCCTGAAGGCGATGCGGCGCGGGCAATCAAGGCAACCTGCGACTATTACCTTTATCGCACTCTTCCAGCAAATCTTACAGGCACCGCCCAGCAGGTGTTCAAGATCATGAAGGCTGACATAGACCGAAACAATGAGAAATACCAAAAAATCGTTGCGCGCAACAAAAAGAATATCGAAAAACGTTGGGGAAAAGGCGATACAGCTGGAATACCAGTGGTAACCCAGTCGAATACAAACCTGAAACCTGAAACCTTAAACAGTAAACTCAAAACTCAAAGCCAAAGCTGTGAGGCGGCTACGCCGCCACGCGCGAAGCGCTTCACCCCGCCCACGTTAGCAGAGGTTCAAGCCTATGTGGCTGAACGCCATTCGGCGGTAGACCCGCAGAGTTTTATCGACTTCTACGAGGCGAAAGGCTGGATGGTTGGCAAGACCCCCATGAAAGATTGGAAAGCGGCTTGCCGAAATGCGGAAAATTGGGAACGGTGGGAAAAATGCGGAACACGGTCCGGAGGATGGAGTTCGGTAAAGACTTCTGCGGATTATGCGGGGGGTGACTTTTTCAATGATTGATACCGTCATTCAAAAATCATTAGAGGCCGCAACAGAAAAGCCAGGCGATTACTATGAAAGTGGGCTTCTGTTTTGCGGAGTATGCCATACTGCCAAGCAGGCGCGCATTTCCATACCGGGCAGCGGTGAAAAAATCGTTGGTATCGCCTGTTCCTGTACGGAGGCCCAAAAGGCCGAAGCGGATAAGGCGCTTGCAGACAATACATTCGCTTTGAAAATTTCCAGTATGCGGCGCGAGGACGGTATTACGGATCTGTCTTATGGGGAAATATTATTTGCGGACGATGATGGAGCCAACAGGAAAATCTCAGACTTATGCCACCGGTATGTAGATCGCTGGCCTGCTATGGCAGAGGACAATATCGGAATTCTGTTCTATGGGCCAGTAGGAACCGGGAAAACGCATTTTGCTTGTGCGATTGCAAACGAACTCTTGAAGCAGCACGTTCCGACAGCAATCACCAGTTTTCCACGCCTGTTGAATCTGCTGCAGAACGCAAAAGACCGTCAGAGATTACTTGACAGACTTGGCGCATACAAGCTGTTGGTGATTGATGACTTGGGTGTTGAACGCGATACTGCGTATGCGGCAGAGCAAATATTTTCCGTGATCGATGCACGTGGAAGATCCAAGCTGCCGACGATCATCACAACGAATTTAACACCGCAAGAGATGGACGATCCCCCATCCATGCAGTACCGGCGCATTTTTGATCGGGTGAAAGAAATGTGTCCGGCTGTTGTTCTGGTGGATGGCGAGAGCAGACGTGTCCAAAACGCGCAGCGGCGGAAGGAACTCGCAAGAAGGTTGCTGTTATGAAAAACTCTCCCCGGTTTCGGGGAGAGCGCCTGTGAAAAATATCTGCCTGTCAACGATATTTTATCACGGGAGGGTCAGGATGACAACAAACGAAATCGCGGCGGCGGTACAATGCGGACAGGCCGATGCTTTGAAATTATGGAAGGCAATACGCCGGTTTGCAATCAAGCAGGGCTTGAGGTGGCTCCGGGCGCTGGATGGCAAAGGCGGTGCCACGCTTGATGACCTGGAGCAGTGCGCGTTCCTTGCCATGCTGGATGCTCTGGAAAGCTGGAACATTGACAGCGGTTCCTTTATCGGCTGGTATGCGTATCAACTCAGAACGGCATACCAGACGGCTATGGGCGTTCGCACGAAGCGGGACAAGCAAGACCCCATCAATTCAGCACTGCCACTGGACGAGCCACTGACAGACCAGGAAGGCGATTCTTTTACGATTGCTGATGTTACACCAGACCCGGATGCAGAGGTAGCATTTGACCTCGCAGACGTCCGCTATGCTGTGCAGAGTGCGCTTGCTGCCATTCCAGCAGACGAACGGCGGGCCGTAATAGCGGAATTCTGGTACGGAGCAAAACCAGACGTCAAGCTGCGGCGGTCAGCGTTTAAGCATCTGCGTCATCCGTCTATCAGCAAAAATTTAAGGGTGTATTTGTAATAATAGGATAGCCCTATATAACCGCCAGAAAGCGGTAGAAACCGCCAAAAGAAAGGGGTGATACATTGACGCCACGCAAAGAGAAAGCCTTGCAAGCCCTGCTTGTGTGCCGTACACGGGCAGAGGCAGCAAAAATGGCGGGAATTGGAGAAAGCACCTTGCGGGCGTATCTGCAAGACGCTGAATTTTCGGCAGCATATAAACACGCCGCCGCCGGGATCATGGACAGAGCAACGAGGCGGCTACAGCAGAATTTGACCGCCGCAATAGACCGGCTGGGGGCCATTGTTGCAGACGATGAAGAAACGAGCGCGAACCACATTACAGCGGCGCGAACGTTGCTTGACTACGGTCTGCGATTCACCGAGTTCAACGACGTCTTGAAGGAGCTGGAGGAGGGCGGCGAAGATGTATTATGACCGTCTGAAAGCGCGCGTGAGGGCAACCAGCGCGATCAAGCGGCAGCAGCGAGAGGCGCGGGCGCTTATTGACAGCATAGACGTAAAGCAACATATAGCCCCCGTATATTTCCCGCTGCATGACGATTTGAAAGAGGGGAAGCACACCACATTCAACCTCCCCGGCGGGCGCGGCTCCTGCAAGTCCTCCTTTACCTCTTTGGAGATTGTGAGCGGCATTATGGCAGATACCACGGGACAGAGCAACGGCATTGTATTCCGCCTTGTGGGTGCAACAATGCGGGATAGCGTCTTTTCACAAATCGCATGGGCCATTGATACGCTGGGCGTTTCCCATTTATGGCGCGGGCGTGTGTCCCCCATGTCCTATACTTATCTCCCGACCGGCGCACAGATCCTTTTTCGAGGGCTGGACGATGCAGGCAAGTTAAAAAGCATCAAGCCCAGGCGCGGCGTGTTCCGCTATGTGTGGTTTGAAGAATTTAGCGAATTGCGCGGGCCGAACTTCACGCGAAACGTTATGCAATCGGTACTTAGAGGACAGGGGCCGGGGGCTATCGTGTTCCGAACCTTTAACCCGCCGATCTCCGCCAACCACTGGTCGAATGTGCTTATACGGGAGCCGGACGAAAAGGCCGTTACGCTGCTGACAGACTATACCATGATCCCCACAGACTGGCTGGGCGAGAGTTTTCTTTATGAAGCTGAACGGCTGCGCGATGTAAACCCGAAAGCCTATGAACACGAATATTTAGGCGTACCGACCGGAACCGGCGGCGAAGTCTTTCCCAATTTGGAAATACGGGAGATCACTGACGAGGAAATAGAACAAATGGGCTATTTCTATCAAGGCTTAGACTTTGGATTTGCGGTTGATCCCGCCGCATTTCTCCGCGTGTCTTATGACCGCAAGAGCGACACCGTTCTTTTTGTTGACGAAATATACAAGCGGCATTTGTCGAATAAGCAGCTTGCGGAGGAAATCAAAAAGCGCCGCTATGACCGCGGCGGGGGTGAGTACCATTCTCCAATATTGGGCGGCGTATACGAGGAAAAGCAGCTAATCACGGCGGATTGTGCGGAGCCGAAATCCATAGCGGATATGCAGGCGGAGGACTTGAAGTGCATCCCATGCCACAAAGAGCCGGGATGCGTGGCGTATCGCGTCAAGTGGCTGCAGCATCGACGCATTGTGATTGATCCGAAGCGAACCCCCGAAGCATACCGTGAATTTGTAAATTACAGCTACGCAACGGACAAGGACGGAAACTTTCTTTCCGAACTGCCCGACAAGGACAACCACACCATAGACGCCTGCGCTTATGCCCTCGACCGGCATATTTACCGGCGCGGCGTTTCGGCGTGAGAAAGGAGAAGGTCATGGGCTATATGCGTATCAAGTGCCACTATTGCGGCGGCACATGGGAAGTGTACGCGCGAAGCGTCACAAATGGGGACTATGCCCGCACTTGCCCGCATTGCTTCAAGGCCATTGAAAGGCAGACATGGGAAAAGCAGATAATTCCGGCGTTTCATGCGTTGAACGATGCAAACTGCGAGCTTGTAAAGGACAGCAGCGGCTACCATACCCCGCTTTTTGAGGTCAGCTATGAGGCAGATACTGTATTCCGCAACGGCTATGAAAACTGTCCGAATTTGGACTGAAAGGAAGCACATGGACATTTTGAAGGAATACCCCCTAATTGACGCGCACGGCAAGCGATACCGTGAAGTTGGCCGGGGCTGCATCGAATATGCGCCGACCCTTGTAACCTCTGCGGGCGAAGTGCCGATTGGAACAGTCATTTATAAGAAGATGCAGGAAGAACCACCCGCACAAAGAAAAGATTGCCCCTTTCAGGGCGGCCTATACCCGCAATGCAAAGAGGACGATTGTGCTTTTTTCAAAGGCGGCAAGTGCAAGCCGGGAACGGCAACAGCGGGCAAGCGCTGCCCTTTCCCTGCACATTTGACTTGCGGTAATACCTGCGCCATGTATAAGAATAGGCGCTGCGGCCTTTTCCCGCAGCAGAAAGGAACAAAAAAATGAGCGAGTTTAACCATTTTGCAAAAGAACTTGACGAGGCTTTCCGCACTGCGAGAAGCGAATACGCCGCAGTTTATGACGAACTAACCAAAGCGAAGGAGAACGCAAGCGCGGCGGGCTTAGATGCCGTAAAGCAGCAGATCGCCACGATTCAGCTCCGAGAGGCAGAAAAGAAAATGCAACAGGAAACGAGGCGCATTTGGGCGGTGTTCGATGCAAAGGCCGCAGAACTCCGCAGCGCCTTGGAAAAGGAAGTACGGGCGAGCAAGAGCGTTGACCCGACT